CGGAGTTTAATATCGGGATTGACGTTGAGGCTCCTTGTAATCGGTATACCAAAACATACGATTAACCCCTTTACGGAGTTAATCTTACGTTGGGTCACCTGTAGCGGTGAAGAATGGACTGTAAAAAGGTTGAAAGACCTTAAGCAGACAGTAATTCACCTACACTCTGGACTTCTCCCTACTATTCCTTTGGCAAAGAATAGGAAAGGAGATATTAAGGGTGTTGTTGGCTACCTAATGCGTTGGGCCGGTAAGAAAGATGATAACCTTGTAAAGGTTATCAATTCCTTTATGGCTTATTCACATTGGACTTCCAGTATACTTACTGTAAGTCAGAGGAAGAAATTCCTCGAGGCAGTTAATGCTACACCTCGGGTAATACCCGAGCACCTGAAAAACCTTATCAGAAGGTCTACCAGGCAGGTTACTCAGTTAAGAACAGTAAAGCGTGTGCCGTCACCTCTTATTACATGGCGAGGAAGTCCCTCAAAAAGGGCGCCTACTCTACATGGAAGTAAGAAGCAATCGGAACACCTCCTGCATGAGTGCGAACTTGTGCGCAACGAGAGTACTTGGCAACACATTCATTCCCTTTGGGAACCTGTCTATCGACATGTTTTCAAGGGTATTGATATTCGTTCTTTAGTGGACGGATATCATTATGATTGTATTACTAATACTCCTCTAGTTGCAGGGGAGGTGCACTTCCTACAGGAACCAGGGTATAAGTTAAGAAGCATTGCTTCACCTTATAGATTATTCCAAGTGGCTTCAAAACCACTACAGGATGATCTTAAGGAACTTATTACAATGATTCCTTGGGATTGTACACATGCACAAGACCGTGCATTCGAACCCATTCAGAAAGCAATCAGACAAAGTCGAGAAATCTACTCTGTAGATTTGTCTTCAGCGACTGATTACTTTCCGTTTGAGCTACAGGAAATAGTCTTACAGACTATTTACGGCAGAGAAAGTCATTGGGTCAAGTTGTTCCGGGACGTATCCCAGGCAACCTGGCACTCTGAGATCGGTGATATACAATGGAAGAAAGGACAGCCTTTGGGCTTTAATCCTTCCTTCTTTGTATTTACACTGACCCATGGTTTGTTACTTCACGCCTTAAATGGCGGGAGGTGGAACCATGATTTCTATGTTGTAGGTGATGATGTCGTAATATTATCCAGTACTTTGTACCAGGATTATATAAAAACACTATCACTCCTCGGATGCCCCTATTCACC